TGTGGGCTTGTAGCAAAAGCAATCGTTACCGACACCGTTATGTATTCAACATTTCTCAAAGGTGTCTTCTTGCCTGACGTCAATGGTGATTTCAGATGGGTCAGACTCCCTTCATGGATATGCAAATTTGGAAAAGTTTTGACAGATCCATTTGCAGTGTTCAAGGGAACAGACAAGAACGAGGTTGCGAGAGCTCTCCTATGGGCTCAATTCAAAGGATATGGTGACATGACAAACAACTGGTTCTACAGAAGAATCGCTGCACACATTGAACGCATCACCGGGAAACCAATGGTATCTGCAATTGAACTTGAGAAGTGGCAGATCGAACAAACTGGCGCAACTGAAGACGATGGAATTGTCCAATCTAAAGTTGAGATCTCAGATGAAGTGTGGGACACATTCATGATGAAGAGATACAAAGTCAGTAGAGAGATGATGGAAAACTATCTTGACACCTTGGAACAAATCTCTCCCTCATCATTGCCATGTATCTATGGTAATGACTTATTGCAAATTATGTTAGTCAGGGACTACTAATTTGGCTGAAGACCTGAGTAAGTCGTTAAACTGCTCCGCTGTCCTCCCAAAAGGCTCAGAGATGTTGCGTGAAGATATTTCAAGCGATCCCGTTGCAACAGCAACCGTGGGGGAAAATGTGATCCTTAGCCACATCCCACCAGTCATAGATTGTTGGAGAAGAAAATAGAGTTGCCCGCTCTTAACAGGGGGATATGATGGTAGTTCCATCAACTATAATCTTAAACTCATGATAAATACCAGAACTAACAACAAATCTAAAAACCAAAAATCACAATCCAAACCAAAAAAGAAAGGGAATGTGAACACCATGAACCAATCCTTCAAGCCAAGACGCACCCGCGAGGTGAACATCAATACCAATTTCAGCATGTTCAATCGAGGAAGGAGTGGTTCAGACAGAGGTGTATTGATCGAAAAGACTGAACCGGTAGGTGTAATTGAATCTCAGGGCTCAGGAGCATACCACATATGTGCTTCTTATCCTTTAAACCCTGGACAAGCAACCACCTTTCCCATCTTATCCCAAGAAGCAAAAGTCTACGAGAAGTACATGTTCGAAGAGCTTGAATTTTTTACTGTTCCTTTGGTCAGTGAATATGCCATAGGAGGACAACAAGGACAAGTTGCCCTCGCCATAAATTACAACCCAGCTCTTTCTCCGCCTGCATCACAAACTGCAGCTCTGTCCCTCAAGCCGTATGACGCAAACCTCCCGTGTTTGCCCCTTAAGGTACGCAGTACAAAACCAGACCTCACCCAAACCACCGCAATGTTTGTGAGGACTGGTGGACTCCCTGGAAATTCCGACATCAAGACATATGATGTGGGCAATCTGTATGCAACCTGTGAAGGGTTGTATGAAACACCATTCAACATCTGCCGTTTGTTTGTGAAATATAAGTGTAGATTGTTTAACAGAGTTGTCCTCCAGGATCAGGGTCCTCCAAAGAATATGTCATGTAGTTTCTATCAACCAGAAGCTGGTCAGATCCAAAACAGTGTTGAGATACATCAATACATGAAGTTCAGCCAAATCTGTAATGGTTCTAATCTAAAATTGTCCAACCAAAACAGAACGCTCACTGTTGCAGGAAGCGGAAACTACAACATAGACGTTAACTGCTCATGGTATAGAGCACACGCCAGTTCCCAATTCAGGGACGCACTCTGTGAATTGAGAATAAATGGAATCGCCCAAACCGCTCATTTCTTAGCTACTGGTTTTGCCATCCACAATCAAGACTGGCCGATGTGCGTGAAAGGCTCTTTCTTTGTCTGTGTTGAACTAAAAGAAGGAGACACCATAGAAGTCACAATGCAATCTTACCATGGATCTGGAGGCACCTCTTCCGACACGGAAATAGGAGCTTTCATTAGAGTTACCTCTGTGTAATAGTGAGGATTCCGCCTCACAGTTCACACAAGCTTGAGAACTTGAGTGAATACTTGAATCAGTGCTTTCAGCACCGCCGCATCCAGAGGCCTCAAACTGGACGATGGGAAGAGATCATGTCTTTTCTCCGAGTTGTC